GTTAAATTGCCATTATCTGTGAGCTTGATTAATGACTGATAAGTATCTTTTATTTTATTTCCTGATAATGTAGCCATTATTTATTGTTTTTATTTGCAACCTTCTCTTTCTCTTTACCTATTCTGTTTAAGAATGATTCTAGCTTCACTACGTTGCTTTGTTTTGGTTTATATGTCTTTATCGTCTTACTATACATTTAAAGTACCCATGAATTAAAATTAACATCTCTATCAGGATACATATCACCATTTTGGTTGCTTGTATACTCTGGAAATAAGCTGCTGTTAAAATCCATATAGTCAGTAAATCTTCTAGTATAAAACTCTGCCGTCTCAGTTACCTTTGCAAGCATCATTCTCATCTCTTCTAACGAAATTGTTTCTGCATTTTCGCTTCTATGTTTAAATACACCTCCATTACTAATCTGATACATAGCAAAAGGTATATATGAGCTTTGTGTAAACCAAGTAAGCATTGGCTTTATATAAGTATCTAATAAATTCTTATAATCTGAGTTACCAGCATCATTTATCTCATTATTAATAATCAAATTCTGTAATTTAGTATATAATTTACCTCCCAAGTAATTTTGTATATGAGTATCTTGTGCAACCTCTATAAATTGTATTAATTTATCTGCATCTACGTTACCATCTATTATAGACTTACGTTTTAACTCATTTATTGTTATAAAAAGTGCTTTCTGTGCCATAATTATTTAGTTTTTGGATATGCACCTCCATTTGGCATGTCAACAGGCCTTACAGGCACTTCTTTAGGGTTTTTAGGCTCCTTAAATCCGTCCTTTACAGCGTCTGATGCCTCAACTTCGGTATCTACACTTATTTTTCTTTTATATACTCTTCTTTCCCAGAAATGATGACAATTTTTACCTCCTTTAAACTTGAATAGGTTGTATTTTTTGCCTTCATGTCCTAGTTCTTTATTTATTCCTCTTGTAGACATCTTAGTTATGTCTTCTTTTCTAAAGACAACCTCTTTTGATGTTAAAGATTCTAATTGTTTGCAGAATTTTCTGCTTTTTGCAGAGTTTCTGACAGGAGAATAAGCGTACCTTACTTTATAACCAGAATTGTCTTGACTAGAACGCTTTGTAGGGCTTGCATCTTCTTCAGATACGCTTAGTTTAGTTAAATCGAACTCCTCATTGTCATCTTTTACCGCTTCGGTATGTATAAGCTCCCATTCATCTGATACAACTTCACCTAACTCTTCTAATTGGCTATATATGTCATCTGCATCATCATCAGACAAGTCTAATGGTTCTTGAGAGCTTAACTTTTCTCCTGTTTCTTCTTCTCTTTTTACTTTAGTAGATATATTCTCTAATTCTGTAAATTCTATTGGTTGTAGTGTTACAAAATACAGATTCAAGTATATTTTATTGAATGCTAATATTTCATCTAAACCATCTATTATACCTTGTTGGAAAGGTCTAATAACTATATTATCCATAAGGATAGATGCAGTTCTTAATTCTTCTGCATTATTACCAAATCCAGTATTGTCTTTTATACCTAATAATATAGGAGAAACAATACCATGACCTAGCATTATTTTTTCTCTACTTTCATCTGCTAAGAATTGATATTGAGCATGAGCATCAGGAAGGTGTATAGGTTCCAAATCAGCTTTAGTTTCAATAGACTCATTAAAAGCCAATATAAACTTACCAGCATTAGAAGAGCCGCTAAATTTATCATATATTTTTCGTTCAATAAGTTCTTGTGTTTCTTCATTCGGTACTCCATTATTAAAGTTAATCAATAAAGAAGGCTGTAGGCCATTCTTAATGTTGTTAATATGATAGTTACTTACCTCTTCTTCTAAGTTTGCATATTGTAAACAAGACTGATAATCTACAGGAGAATAGTAATAGAATCCAGACCTATATGGTTTAAATATAAATAGTTCTATTAATTCTCTTTTACCTCCATTACCAAATGTAGGGATTCTTTTTGGTTTATCACTAGGCTTTAAATCTTTCCATTTAGGATGATAATAATAAGCTTCTACTTTACCATCTTTAGCTTTTTCAGCTCTAAGAGTTTCCATAGGAAAATGTACTACTCTAGTTATAGATGTTTTGCTTTTATTATATATAACTTGAACAGCAGCTTGACCTAGCATCTTATAATCATTAACTAATCTTCTTAAATCTTTAGGTCTAAGAAGTAGTTTCATTTTAGCATACATTTCTGGTTTTTCACCACTATCTGTAGCTTCTAGGCCTCTACCATAAATCATATCAACGATACCGTTAATACATCTGGCATTTGTAGGGCTGCCTAAATATCTATCTATCAAATCATCAAAATAACAATTATCCTCTCCATATTGAATCCATTCTTTATTCTGGACTTCTTTTATTTCTGGAACTTCATATCCTGATAGATTAATAACCCTTATACTTTTATTTTCCATATTATATTACTATATATTCATCGTCTGACCCATCATCATATTGGTCATACTTATTCGTATTAAGAGTATGTATTACTTCATCATTTGTTTGAGAAGTTACATACGCCTTATCTCTATACCATAAACTTCCACCTTTACTGAATTGTAGATAATATCCATTCTCAGCATTTAATATTGTAGAAGCTAATGTTACAGAAACAAAATTACCATTAACAGAAGCCGTAAGGTCTGTTAAGGTTTCACTTTTATTTGTTCCATCTTCAGTTATTGTTAAATTAATACTGGACAAAGAAGTATTACTTCTTGGAATTATATTAATTGTTTGATTGCTTGTAGACGGTAGTAAACGTATCATAATATGATAACTATAAAACCTTGATTTTGTTTTATAAAAGAAAAGGAGGCCGAAGCCTCCTTACCTATTGTGTTTAAGAACCTACTGTGTTTAAGAATTTACAACATTAAATCCAACAGTAGCTGGGTCTGATTCCATAAAGTTAGCTGGAACTTGCTCCATACCTGTTAAAGTAAGAGTGTATCCGCTTAAGTCTCCCATAGCACCACCAGTTACGATAGTACCACCAGAAACATCCATTCCATGCTTAGCACCTGCTAAGAAGTAATTACCATTATTATCTTCAATGATAACATGAGGTCTTCCAAAAGATAATAGTTTTAATTCTTTGTGGTCAGCAACAGTTAATTTATGTAGGGTTAATTCAAGAACTTGCTCGAAAACAGTTGTACCGTTTTCTCTACTTGATTGAATATTTTGAGTAAAAGATGAATTACCTTTTATATCATACTCATAAGCAGATGGAGTTCCTGATACAGATTCAATAGCATCTGTGTTTGTAGCATCAAAAGTCAAATTTCCATAAAGGTCATCATCATAATTTACAAACCAGATTTTAGTCAACCCACCAACGCTGTCTTTACAAGGTTCTGTTCTAAAAAGTGATAAATTACAAGACATATTATTAGTTTTAAAGGTTATTAAAAAGGCAGGCGGTTAAACCTGCCTTATTGATTATTATTATGCTAAAGTAAGTAATACTAAATCACTTCCAATACCATACTGAACACCAGCCGTAAATCTCATGATTACTCTTACATTTTGAGAACCATCAAGGTCAGCCATATCTAATACTTTTACTTCATTGTGGTCAGAGATTAATCCTGTACCGAAGTATAAGTTAGATTTTTGTCCTGCAACGATATGGTCAGAAGGCATACCTGGAGTATAAAGTACTTCAATACCTTCAAAAGATAATGAAGCATTGTTGTTATACCATTGGTTTCCTTCAGCTCTGTAACCAGCAGCACCTAATCCGTTAGCACCATATCCTCCTAGATGTCTGATATATGCTTGGTATGCTACAGGTGGAACATAGATTTTTAAATCTTCTTTTCCATATACTGCATTTGGAATTGCATCAACAACGTTGCTTAATAAAGTAACGATGTTAGATGAAGTGAATGAAGTTTCAGCACCGTTAGCAGCGTCATTTACGTCTGCATCAGCAGCCATAGATACTGTGAATCCGTCAAACTCACCTGCGTTTCCAGTTACACCACCCCAAATGTTTTGCTCAGTTTTTTGTGCAACTTTTGCAGCAACATGTCCGATTAAGAAATCAGAGAATTTTGGAGGTAGGTTATCGTATGCAGAGTATCCCATTTGGATAGCTTCCCAGTCACTTCTAAAGTCTTTTTTACAAAGCTCTAGGTTTACTTGGAACTCTTCTGGTTGTAATACTCTTTCGTCTAATGTAATAGTTGCAGTATCAGTAAAATCACAAGTAGCATCTTTAATAACGTTAGAATCACTTGCAAAAGTTTTGATTACTTCTTTATACTTTACATTAGGTTTAATTTCGATGTTACCCTTATCAAGAGTATCACCGCTTAATAATGCAGCAGAGATATACTTTCCAGCAAACTCTCCAGCATAAGTAGTTGTAATTGAAGTTGATGTAGCCATTTTAATTTAATTTAATTATAGTATTATTTAGATATTTTATTAATTACTTTGTCCATTATAGTCATACTTCTATTTTGACTATATAAATGAATGTTTTTATTCTCTACATTAGATTCAGGAGAATGAGCAATAGGCTCTACTTCTGGCTCTTGTGCAGACAATTCTTCTTTTTGTTCTTCTTGAACTTCTTCTTTAGTTTCTTCAGATGATAATTCTTCTGGAACTTCTGGAGACTCTTTTAAATCTTTAGACTCCATTAGACTTTCGTACATAGCTTTTAGTTCAGCTACGGCTTTACTAAGCTCTTCTTTTGTAGCGTAAAGCTCTTCTTTTTCGTCTTCTTTAACTTCTTCGATAACTTCTTCAGGCATTTCCTTAGAATCATCTTCAGCTAAAACGACATCTTCTTGTACTTCAATTTCTTCAACTTTTTCTTCAGTTTCAGACAGAAGTATCTTTTTGAATTTTTCAACAATATCAGTAGCTTTCATATTATTATATTAAGATTAATAGTATAATACGATAACTACTTACTATAAAGAGTGTTGTATTTTTGTTATGCTTTCTTTTGTATTATAAACCACTCGCTACCATCAGACCACAACATTAATCCTTCATAGGCAACATTTAATTCATAAGAATCTGAAGAGCCATCTAATGTTTGTCCTGCAACAGGAGTTAAATTAACTCTTGTGTTTGTGTTAAAACCTCCATTAGTTACAAATCTTATTAATCTGTTTGTGCTTTTAGAAGTTGTAGCATCTGGTAAATTCATAGTCATACTTCCTGAACCACCAGTCCAAGTTAATTTTATTAATCTTGTGTCGTCATAAGTTGAACTATCTAAATCAACAGTATCTCCTGCTGAAACAGTAATTCCTGTAGCGTGTATATAATTTATAACTTGACTTATAGTTCCTTTTTTAGTTTCGCTACTTTGAACTACTGCAAAAGTTTCTGGCCCTTGCAATTCTGTAGCTGCGTTTAATTGAGATATTTTTTTTGACATTTTTTACAGTTTTATATTTCCACCATTTTCTTGTAATAAGTTTGCTCCACTTTCTAAAAGTATAACACCTTCTCCATATATGTTTCCTATGCCTTGTGCTTGCAAAGAACCATCACAGCATTTTCTTGAATATGTACCATCTTTGCACAAGCATCCTCTTTTACTAGACTTAGGACTTGTTCTACTAGGCGTTTTAAATCTTTCTCTCATATTATCTATCTATTGGAACACAGTTTGGTACTTTTCTACCATTTTTAGTTTTCATACCTATTTGTTCATATCCGTCTTGACAAGGAGCTTTTAATGAATGCTCACAAGGCATATACCATATCTTGCCTTCATATTCGTGTTCGTGCATCATTTCACATCCTAAACTTTCAGCCATTTCCATAGCTTTCTCTTTAGAAGAATAAGCAAGCCTATCATCAATAATTGCATAGTCATCATTGATTACTTCAGAATATAAAGAGGTCACAGAATTATTTACTTTCTTATCTATCTGCTTAAGTTTATTGATAGCCCAGTTTATACCTGCACTTCCTCCCCAAGCATCCCACATAATACCTCCACAACCTTCTGTGTAAGGTACATCTTTGTTTTGCTGATGTCTTTTAAATGAAGCCATGCGTGCAATCGTTGACCTTGTTAGATTAGATTTTGATGCGATTTGCGAGGCTCTTCTCCAGCCTACAGGCGTTCCACAAGAGCTACCCTTCTCTTTTTTCCATTTTAAGGCCCTTTTAGCGTTGTTTACTGCTCCTTGAGGGTAATCATTGTAAGACTCGAGTTCTACGCCCTGAGACTCTAAAAACGCTTCCTCAAGCTCGTATAGCTTAGATAGTGCTTCCATTTCAGCAAAATCTTCTTCTACACTCTCTCTTGGTCTTTCATCTAGTTTATCTGCAAAGAATCCTTCAATAGAGAATCCTTTTACTTTACCTTCTTTTACATAGTCATTCCATACTTCATCATTATTTACTTTTACAGAAACCATCCAAGTTCCTACAGGTAAATCAAAACCATATTTATTAGACTTATCTTTTTTCTTGTCTTCTATAATCCAAGATTCTACAACAGACATCCCATTGAGTTTATCGTGATGTTCTAAAGTTGAGTTATTTTGTTTACCTCTTGATAAGAATAATTCAGAAGCTTTCCTTACTGTTTCTTCACTAAAGAATATATTATATTCTTCTTCTCCGTTTGTTCTGTATATTTCTTTGTTAGGAACTAAAGCAGCACCCATTAATATTCTTTTCTCTTTATCTACTTCTGCTAGTTGTATATGTTGTTTTTTAAGAGCAATAAAGTCTTCTTCTATTGCAGGGTTTTCTACTATTGAGATAGCCTCTATTCCAGAAAACTCATTCTCTTCGTCTATGTATAATTCTATAGTTTTCATATTATGATAACCTATTATGTTTAATTTTGTTTTATTTAACCTAATTCAGCATTGTTAGATATATTTCTATCTAATTCTTGTGCTGATGATATTTCCTTACTTACCACAAAAGCTTTTACTGGTCTTCCAGTAACTCCTGCTAAAGACTGAGCTAATTGAGATGTTTGACCTGCACCTACAACATTAAAATCAGGAGCTTGTGTTGTTATGCCTGCTCCACCTGCACTAACACTAGCACCAGAACCTGCCTTACTTGGTATCTTAGTGCTTAATATATCCTGCACTTGTTTAAATCCAAAAGCACCTACAGCGATAGCTTGAGCAATATTCCAAGGACCATAAGGTTTAGCACCTAAAGCAGCAGTAATTGCTTCTTTAGTATTCATTATGGCCATAGCAACAGCAACTGCTTTACCTACAGCAGAACCTTCTCCTGCTATACCTATGATAGCATTAGCCACTTGATTAGCTATAGCCAATCTAGTTTTTTCTTCTTTTTCTCTTAACTTTGTCTTTACTCTTTCAGACTCGTTTACTGCATTTTGTTCTTGTAATATTATGTCTCCATAAAGCTCTCCGTTTTCTATTCTTTTTTGTTTTTCTATATCAAGAGCATTAAGTTTATTTTTTAATCTTTCATCTTCTAAATTTCTTTCAGCTTCTATTTTATCTATTTCATTAGTAGCCATAGAAACATCAAAACTCAACACAGCTTCTCTTTCCTTAGCACTATACTCTGTCATTAAGCCAAGCTGCTCTTCTAAAGAACTTCTTAATATTTCTAACCTTTTTGCTTTTGTCTCTTCTTCTAATTGAATTTCGTATTGAGCTAGAGATTGTTCGGCCCTTCCAATAGCATAATTTGCTTCTGTTACAGCTTTAGCTCTATCTTTAGGGTCTTTTATCGCTGCTGCTCTTGCTTTTTCTCTATCCGCAAATTCTTTTAATTTTATCCTTGCTAGTTCTTTTTGTATCTGTTCTTCTTGTTCTAGTCTTTCAAACTGATTTCTAGTTGTTTTTTTAGCTATTCTATCTTCAGATTTTAATATTTCATTAGCAAAAGACAATTCTCTTGCAACAAAATCCTTTTTACTTCCTCTACCTCCTTTTTTATCATCTTCGCCTGTGCCAAATTCAAATCCTTTAGTTAATTCTTCTAATTTATCTAATATAGGTTTTGATTCTGCATCAATGGTTTTTGATATTTCCTGAAAGTCCTTTTTTAATTCATCAATAGTTTTTAATCTTTCTTCAGTATATATAATATTACCTGCTTTTGATATTTCAAACTTTTCTTTATTTAATGTTCTTAATGATACATTTTCTTCGTGTAATAATTTTTTAATTGCTTCAACTTTTTCTTCTTCATTTTCTATTTCATTAATAACATTTATTCTTCTTTGTTTAGATAGAATTTCAGAGTTCTTTTCAACTAATTTATCAATCTCTATCCTAGAAGCTTGTGCTAAATTATAATCATTTATTTTTTTTCTTACATTATCTAATTGTTCTCCATACTTAAAATCCTCATCTTTTAAAGTAGGAATAAGTTTTTTTAACTCTTTTATTGTTGTAGCTCTTTTTTCTTCAGATATATTTACATCTTCTAATATAGAAACATATTTATTTGCTACAACTATATTAGCATTTAAAGATTTTGTTAAATCTTTAGTTCCATCTGAAACTTCCTTTTGGTCTTTCTTAAACTTCTCAAATAATGTTATTATTATCTGAAATGCGACAATAAATCCAATAGGCCCTCTAAGAACTTTTATTAATTCACTAGCTGCATTTTTTACTCCCTTAGTAGTTGCTACTAATGTTATCATTAAAGTAGATAACTGAGAGATGTTGTTGGCCATCGCAGTAAAACCATAGTTTGCATCTGATATGGTTCTACCAATCTCAACAGCAGCAGCACCAGCAAGACCTGTTTTATCTCGCATATTGTTTGCAGATTTAGCAACTAATTCTTGAGTATTTGTTAAATCTTTTAATTCATTTTCTAATTGTATAATTGCTACACTTTGTTTTTGATATTCTGCGGTGTCACCAGCAGTAGCAGCTCTTAATTGTGTCCTTAACTGAATCTCTTTTTTTATAACATTTTCTGTCCTACCAAACTTACCTGTATTATCATCAATTTGTCTTTGTAATTCTTTAGCAGCTCTAGTTGTACTTCTAAACTTAGTTTCTAGTTCACCAACTTTAATAGTGCCTTTCTCTGTGTCTACAGTAATCGTTATTTGTTTAAATAATTCAGCCATTGTTATAAGTGTTTCGTTTTATACTGTGTTTAATTTCCTTCCAATTTGTAGGAGACTTATATTTTCCTTTTGCTATATCAATATCATCGTCTCCTATATACCAATCAGACATGTTTAATAATTCTATTATATTCTTAATCATCACTTAGTTTATTTAAAAGTTCTAAATCACTAACCTCTGTTTTGAAATTTGTACTTATAGAGTTAATTCTATATGTTTTATCTTGTATTACAAATTCATCATTTAATCTGTAGTTTGCTAAAATATCTGTTGATAAATATGCTTTTAGCTTATATATTCTTTTCTTTGCATTAAATATTCCATCTATATATGTTTTATAGAATTTCTTAAATAGAGAGTTAGTAGTTCCTCCATAATCTCTAAGATTCCACTCGTCAATCTCATTATCAAAATTTATTGTGTAAGATGGAGCTACAGAAGAACTACCGTCTTCATTTGTATTTGAAGGTCTATGATATTGAGTTATAGAAGTAGGAGTGCCATCAGAAATCCATTTAATTCCTTTTGCAGAAGTTAATCCTGTTTCTTGTATACCATAAAACACTAATGGTTTAGTTAGTACAGGTTCATAATTTCCAGTATTAGGAGTTACGTCTGTATCAGATGTAAACTCTCCTGCCGCAGAATATCCCCATAATATATCTGTAATATAAGCTAAAGGTTCTGTTACTGATGAATAAGGGCTTGTTCCTGTAGTATTATCATCAATTATTCTTTCATACTTCATGTGTTCAAAGGGTAATGTCACGTCATAAACAGTACCTCTATCAACACCTTCTGGCCTAACTTCTTCATCTCCAAATATATCATTAAACTGTTCTTTGTGATTTATAGATAACAACGTACTTGGCTCTTGATAACTAAAATCTATTTCATTATACTCAAAAGCTCTATTTATTTGCAATCTTGATGTATCTACAAACTTAGTTATATCCCATTCTCCTTCTGATGGATTATTAACTCTATCAGCATAAAAATTGTCTAATGTATCTACTTTAATTTTACCGAAGTCTGCATCTCCTACATCATCTATATAATAAGCAGTCAGATTAAACATTTTAAATAGTCCAGTAAGAAAATCTATAACTTTTAATTTGGGTACATTTTGAGTTATAATAATTTCACTTACTGTAGATATTGAATTACCAGTACCATCAATATTATATATTGCATCTTCTTGACCTGATATTGTTCCGTTTGTAATAATATATTTCGTTAATTCTATTTGAGGTGTAAATGATATAACAGAGTTAGATTCTATAATCCATTTAACTTCATAGTTAACAGGATTAAAACTCTGTGCTACTTCAAAAGTTAATGTTCTACTTGAACCAGCCTCCATTGAAGACTCTGCTAAAGTGTTACCACTTACATAATCAATCGCTTTCATTTTAAATGGGATGCTTGTATTCCCACCAGATGTCGTTACAGTTAAAGTAGCTTCATAACTTGCATTAAGATTTTCTACTGTAAAAGACCAAGTATCTCCGTCAACAGCAAAGCCTAAATCTCCAGAAGAATATCCCCAGTCACCACAAATACGAGTGAGTAATTCTTCTTGGTTTTCATCTCCTCCTATAGGCCCTTTATTTCTACTTAACCAAAGAAATAGATTCTTAAATGGACTACCAGTATTTTCATTAAAGAAGTCTCTAGTAAATTCTATATCATATTTATCTTCAATAGCTTCTATTATTGTCATACATTTTATAGCAGGCTTTAAATCGTCAAATGCAAGACCAATGCTGTTTAATGTTGTGTTGTAATATAAATTACCATTATATTCAGGAGTAGATTGAGCTGAGTCATAGTAAAATCTCTTAGTGTGTGATATTAAAGGATATATAATTTTACCTGAAGACAATCCGCTTTGTAATCCTGTTTTTACATTTGAACTATTGTAATCGTGTGTATAGTCATCTAACTTACCTAATTGCTCAAGCTCATCATCACCAAGTAAATCTTTTAAATTAATAAGGTTACCATAAAAAACTATAGTATATGCAAATGGTTTATTATCTCTTAGCTTTACATTTTCTAATGATATTTTACCTCTTTTAAATGGAGAGAAATCCATTTCCATTATTGCATCCTTTCTAGTTCTAGCATCAAATCCATTATCTATTTCATACTTATACCAATGCTGAAATATCTTGTTATTTTCTTTTGAAGCTGGAACTGTAAAGGTTTCGCTAAAATCAGTAAATACCTTACCTATATCTCTTACATCTTGAATTTTTGATGTTAAGCTTATTGTCTCATCATCAAACATATCAACTCTGCGATATACCTCATCTATGTCTTTTATATATAATACTACCTTTTGCATTATAGAATATTATTTATCTTATCGTAAGCATAATCAAATTGAACTGTATAAGAAATTAATTTGTCATTTACAGATTTCTTAAATAGTAATGTATTAGATTTAAGATTTATTGGTAGTACATTACTTGTGTCATCTACCCAAACTTGTTCTCCTAACATCATTTGTCTTATAATTTCATTATGGTCTTCTGGATAAAAGCCTGTGTTTATTGTTATAGATTCTCTTCCATTAGCCATAAATTTTTTCTCTTGATGTTTACTTAAGGCATAAGATGGTGTTCCACCAGAGTTTTCTAAGTCTAATATGTTATTCTTAAACATTTCAGATTTTATTGTAATATCTGTCATAGATTTTTTAAAGAACCACATGTTTTGTAATGCTCCGTATTTATTATAAAATATTGTGTTTAATGGAGAGAATTTACATTCATTTACTTTTTTTAATGTAATTACAATATCGTCTGGATAATCTGTACTGTCGCTAGAAAAAGTAACATAATCTCCATCATTCAAATCTTCAGTATCTGTAATTATTACATATTGTATTTTTTGGTCAGTATTTCCGTTATCTGTTATCGTTACTGGTGTTTGACCAGAACCCCAAGTTACATCATAGGTATCCCAAAAATCATCTGCGGCTTCCCAGTTTACATCAGCTCCTGCTGAAGAACTTAAAGTAGCTGTAATAGTTTCTGCTTCTGCATACACAGGTATCTTTATATCTTGCCCGTCATAATAATAAACATCTGTATTGTCTTGTAAAACCATAGGAGTAGTAAACTCTGTACTTCTTGGATTAGTGCCATCTTCAAAGTAACCATAACCATCTATACCAAGAAATGTATTTGTGTTTGTGTCTTGACTGTTTACTTGAACAATAGTTCCGCTTGAATTATATATAGTGATATCTGCATCTACCCAAACTGTATCAGTAGCATAATTATTATATTCTGTTTCTAAATAATCTCTTATAAGCTCACTTAATTCAAATACCACATAAGGTTTAGCAAATAATATATATTCTTCACCAGAAGCCATTATGTCTGCATCTAAATCTAGTGTAGTGTCGCTATCAATATTAATGACACTAGCTGTTGTATTATCTGTAGTATTCTTTACAAAACTACCTATTTGTGCAGTTGTTTCAAAGTTCTGTGTGCTATCAACTAACTTACCTGTAGTTGTAGAGGTAGTTGTTCCTCTATCTAACTCATCTAATCTTTGGTCTTTACTTATTGTATATCTTAAATAAGCACTTGTTCTTTGTGCGTGTGTTCCAGTCCAGATATATAATTCTAATTTAACAGAATCTAAATCTGCATTAGATACTTTAAAATAGTAAGGACTTCTTGTGTTTATTACTGTTGACATCTATTCTGTGTTTAATGATTCTTTAAATATTCTTTCTACATCATTTCCAAAAGCTATTGTTAAATCTCTGCTTAATAAAGGAGCTATATCTTTAAATACATAATCAATGACTTTACTCCCTGAATAACCAAATCTTTCTATAATACCATGATGGCCTATTGACCTAGCTATTGCAAATGCTGTTCTTTTCATATTACTTTCACTCGTTCCTCCTTTTCTAGGCCTTATACCCTTTACTTCCATCCACTTAAGTATATTATCGCTATCTGCTGTTCTTTTGTTTCTGATACCTCCACTTATAGCTCCCATATACTCTAAAGCTAAAACAGACATCTTAGCTTCTACATCACTTTCACTTACTTCATAAGTTAAACTTTTTATTAAATCTCCTGAAGCATCTGTTTTATCTCTAGCTAAAGCTTTCTTATATTCTTCAACTAATAAGAATCCATATTGTTCTAATGTTTTATTTAATTCAATAAATCTCATTAACAAATACTTATATCATTAATCATACTTAAGTTTAACTCTATACCCCATCCTGCTAATTCATTCTCATATCTATCTTGAAATGGTGTAGCAGAAGGGTCTGCTAATAACTGTATTTTGTTATCAAACAATTCTCCTCTTCTAACAGACTGTACAATATCATTTACAACTTGTAATTGGGTATTGTAAACATCCTGTATATTATTATTCCCATAGAACATATCATCACTATAATTTTCTTTATTGTAATCTACTACGTCTAATGACATAAGTCTTATAGTAAAATTAATTACACTTCTTTGAAATGTTACATTTGTGATGGTTAAGTGAGATAATGGAAATATAGTTGTCTTGTTTAAGTCAACCTGTGTTATATCTCCAAAGGTTACTGTGAAGACATTAGGATTATCTCTAAGTCTATCTCTTATCTTGTTTAATATGTCGTATACTTGTGTCATCTTATATTTTTATTATATGCTCTTTTTAACATTCTTTGTTCTAACTCATTCTTTTCTTTTTCAAACTCCAACCATATCAAACATTGATGTAATGG